GGAGTAGAAAGTAATTTTTCAACAAAAACTACTGTAGGAACAATTACAGTTACAAAAGATGCACAATCATTTAAGTTTAAAGTTTCAGATTCACAGAACTGGAAATATTTTAAAATATCAAGAGCAACATCTGATACAGTTGATTTGGGTACTCTTGTAATATCTTTAACAGAATTTAATGTTTTATTTGAAACAACTACCGCATCTACAGCAAAAACATTTGATTTTAGCATAGAGTCAGATAGACATTATTTAAGCGTGTTAACAGGTGGTTTTGAAGTTTATAAATTTACTATTAGTTCTGGAATACCAATAGTAGGCAACAGTTATACAGTAAACTCATCAACGTATCGTGTATTATCAGTTGTGAGCAGCGTAGCAAGAGCAGAAAAAATATCTGGGACTACAACACCACCATCATCAGGTACATTAGCAGGTACGCCAACACTTACTTATAGTGCAGTTGTTAGAGCTAATTCATTTGGTCATCTTGCATATTACAGAATTACAGATACTACAGTATCATTTTTTCAGCCTGTAGCATTTTTGACTGCACCTTTTGCACATACAGAAGTACAAGATGTAAGAGATGTACAAACAGAAAATGTTATGTTGATGTTCCACATGGAACATTTTCCAAAAAGAATTATTAATACTTCTGACACAGAATTTCAAATTGACGATATACCATTTTTGAATATACCTCAGTTTGATTTTAATGATGCATCTAGCCCTACACCTACCGCAGCTGTACAGGTAATGACATTTCCATCAGATATACAAATAGGTGATAGATTTCAAATAGATGTTGAAGGTGTGTTAAGTAAAAATATTACTTTTGCAGGTGATTCAGGTTCAACAGATCAATCTTCAACAATAGAAAACATAAGAAAAAATTTACAAGATATGCCTATCTTTGGGGATGATGGCATTACGGTTACAAGAACAGCAACTAAAGAATATACAATTACTTTAGACGGTAATTCATCAGGCACTTACGAGTTGTTTTCTGCATTTATAACAGGTGGCAAATCTACACAAGCAATAACATTTACACAGACTACGGCTGGTGTACCTAGATCAGAAGATGTTTGGTCAGATACAAGAGGATACCCAAGAACAGCGACATTTTTTCAAGGCAGACTTTGGTTTGGTGGTAGTAAATCTAAACGTCAAAGTGTTTTTGCATCAAGGGCTGGATCGTTTTTTGATTTCTTTACAGAAGAAGGTGATGATGATGAAGGTATATTTGTCACAATATCTGCAAGAAATCTAACTGAAATAGTAGATATTAATCCAGATAGAGGATTACAGATATTTACATCAGGTGCAGAGTTTTTATTAACAGGTAATACACCAGCAACAGTATCTATTAAAGCACAAACACAGCATGGTTCAAAGTTTTTAGAGGCAAAATCTTTAGACGGTGCTACGTTATTTGTAGATAAAAATGGAAAGACATTAAGACAATATTTGTATAACTATAATGAAGATGCATACAATTCGGTTGACATATCGGTGCTTTCTTCACATTTAATTGATAGCCCATTAGATGTTGGTGTTTTATCAGGTTCTACAACAGAAGATGCAAACTATGTTGTCATAATAAATCAAGATGGCTCTGCTGCAATACTTAACACATTGCGATCGCAAGATATAAATGGATTTACAAAGTGGACAAATGGAGATACAAATACTGCATATCCTTTAGAACTTGTTTCTACATCTACAGTAAATAATAGTTTATTTTTTGTAAATGAAAGAACTACTGATACAACAACAACTTATACTATAGAAATGTGGAATCAAGAACATTTACTTGATGCTTCTGTAAAACAAACAAATAAAGGAAGTATAAGTAGCAATAAATGTTTTTTACCCTCTGCTGGCGTTACCACTCATTTAGATGGATTGACAGTAAGTGTTGTTGCAAGAGGTAATACACTTTCTAATAGAGTAGTGCAAACTAGTGAAGATGGATCATTTATTACTTTATCTGACGAAGAACAAACATTTATTTTAGCTCAAGCATCAGTTGCAGATGTTGAAGTTGGATTTAACTTTACACCTAAGATTAAATCTATGCCCTTAAATACAACGGCAGGTAATATTGCTGGTCAAAATCAAATGAGAGACAAAAAGATTACACGCATGAATTTACGTGTATTTGAAACATCAGGTGTAGTTATAGATGGCAATCCTGTACCTATAAGACAATTTGGTACATCATCTAACTCACCGCTTGATAGCAATCTACCTAAGTTGACAGGTGTAATACAAGACAATAACGGTGGTAATGGTTGGAATATAGAAGTAGTACCAGAAATAACTGTACCTAATCCTACACCATTTCACGTACAAGCTATTGAATATGAAGTACAATCTTCGTAATGATATAATTGAGATAGAGGTTTAACAATGAGTTTAGGAATAATTGCAGCAGCTTTGGGAATCGCAGGTACAGCAGGACAAGTGTTTGCTACCGTTGAAGCTGGCAAAGCAGCAGAAGAAGCCGCAGAGCGTAGAGCAGAAGAAGAAAGAATAGCTGCACAAGCAGAAGAACTTAAAAGAAGAGAAGAACTAAACAGAGTTCTAGCATCTAATATTTTATCTCAAGCTACATCTGGTGTTGCAGCGGAAGGCACACCAGCAAGCCTCGCTTTAGAACAAGCAAAAACTATAGGTGAAAGTGAAGCACTTATTGGTTTGACAAACAGATTGCGGCAAAGAAATATAATTCAGTCAGGTAGAGATGCGCGAAGAGAAGCAAATTTGCAAGCAGTATCTACTTTATTAAAGTCAGCACCTGATTTAAAAACAGATTTTGAAACAATATTTAGCGAAAAAGAAACAGATTGATGGCTATACAAAGAATAGAAAGATACGGTAAGTTTCAGCCCTCACCTATAGATGAGTCAAGGGTTCGCAGGATGGAGCAACTTGCAGGTCTTGCAGGTGGTATTGCTCAAACTGCTAGAGCATTTGGTGAAGCAAGAGCAGCAGAAGAAGCACCAGAAAAAGCACAAGCGGCAGTACAAGAAGCTATACAAACAGACCCAGAAACAGGTGAAGTTACTTTTGGAAAGCTACCTGAAGCAAAAGGATATGGAGCAAGTGCAACAAATAAACTTGCTTTGTCTATTTATGATAGTTCTAAGTCAATTTATCTTGATGAAAAATTAGACGAATATGAACAATTACACCCAAATGATTTGCAGCAATTTACAGAAAAATCACAGGCCTTATTGCAAGAAATAACAGCAAATTCATCGCTTGAAACACGAACTAAATTACTAAAAGAATATTCTGCAAAATTTAAAACATCATCAAAAAATATACAAAAAACCATTGATGATGAAGTTAAGCAAGCAGGAAAAGCATCTTATGTTCGCATAAAAGATCAATTTACAAAAGAATTAAATAAAGCATATCAAGATGATGATGCAGAATTACAGCAAATACTTAAAGAGAATTTTGCATTAACAATGAAACCATTTATAGAAAATGACATTATTTCACAAGACAAAGTAATACAAGATACACTTGATTTAGAAAATAAAAAAAATATTACTACATTTAAAGCAAAAATAAATAATATTGTTGATAATGAAGATTTAGATATTGATCAAAGAGCTAAAGAATTTGATAAAGTTGAAGATCAATTAACAGACCTTATTAAAGATTTTTCGCCTGAAGATCAGCAAGCTGCACGAAATTATGTCAAAACCTCAAGGACAAATGCGTTTAGCAGAGATAAAAGAAGATTACAAAATGCTCAAGTAGCAACATTTAAAGAACAAATTGATAACTTTAATAACTTGCGTGATCAACTTGTATCAGAAGACAATTTAGGTAATTTTGCTCAAAAAGAAAACAATGTTAGATTTGCGAGACTTAAAAATCAAATTAATGATTCACAAGAATCTGCATTAATTAATTATATAAATTCTGATAAAGCACTTAATGCGATAAATGATGATGGGTTGATTGATAGAACAATAGTGCAAGTATATGACGTTTTAGAAATACCTGAAGATGAAATTTATTTAAAAGGTATACAAAATATTCAAAATGATTTACTTCTAATGAGGGCTAGCGGAAAAATATTGCCAGAAGAATATGAAAAAGTAACGAATCAAATACAAAATTTAACAAATAAACGCAATGCTCAAGCAGGTTCCGATCTTTCTTTAGGTTATGAACTTGCAAGCAATGCGGTCAAAATAGCATTACCAAATCGGCCTGAATTAGCAGGAACATTAATGAGAGGTTTGTTTTTAGAAGCAGAGCCCGAAGTAGAAAGATTAAGGTTAAAAAAAATAGATGAACAAAATAAAGATAGAAAAGAGCGCGGCTTGCCACCTCTTAGTGAAAGAGAACAAAATAGAGTGAATTTGACTGAAGAAGAAAAAACAAACATTTATAATCAATATATAGCTCAAGCTATTACATCAATAAATAATGATCGTAGGCAAAAATTGTTAGAAATAATTACTGTAAAATCTGAGCAAAATCAATAATTATGTCTTTTCCTCCACAAATTAACGAAGCATCTGATTTTAGTAAAATTAATGGACAGCGTTTGAGCATGAGTTTAGTGCCTAATTTTACTGTAGATGAAAAGAAAATTGTTGATGATGTAGTAGAAGAGCAAGAGCAACAGTTACTTAATATTGCTATTCAAAGATTTTCGCCAGAACAAATCAAAGAATGGCAAAATAATCCTATTGGTTGGAGTGAAGCTAATAAATTTATTGAAGCGGCAGATATCGTTCCAGGCGGTGGATTAATAAAAGGTTATGAAGCATTAGAGCTTTCTGCACTTGCAAAAAAAAGAGCTAATAATGAAGAGTTAAGTGAATTAGAAAATGAACAATTTAATCAATTTTTAGATAAATATATAGAAAAAAATATAAGAGGGTTTAGTTGGGGTGGTGGCATGAAATATTATGGCGCACCATTACCAGCATTTATTACAGAATTTTTTTTGACAGGCGGTATAGGTAAAACCGCACAAACAGCAGCAGTTAAAAGTTTAGAAAAAACAGCTGAATTCGCAGCAGTAAAGTCAGCAACAACAGAAGTAGCTGGTGCAGCCGCCAATGTAGCAGCAAGAAGTGCAGCTATGATTCCTATGAATGTTAGAAACGCTGGGGAAACGACTTTAACTCAGCAAGTTGGTTTAACGCAAGATGGCGTAGCCATTTTAAAAGACGCAGAATTAAAACCAGCAACTACTGCTTTAAAGGCTTTTGCATATACAAACGCAGAATTAGCAAGTGAAATATCAGGTGCAAGACTTGGTAAATATATAATTGACCCTGTAACAAATAAAATTTCTACTTCTGCATATACTGCTATTAACACTTTGTCGCCAAGATTGCTGACTGGTTTATTAAATACATTTAGAGAATTTGTTAAGCCTAACGCAAAAATGCAAGAAATTATTACAAGAGCTGGATGGCATGGCATGTTGAATGAACTTGGTGAAGAGCGTGTTGCTGATGCTTTAAGATTATATGTTGATGCAGGTTTTGGAGAAACATTAACTGTAGATCAAGTATGGGATACTTTAGTTCCGTCAAAAGATCAATTTTTAATTGAAGCTGGTTTGATAGGAACATTAGGTGGTGTCAAAACAACTGTTGTTGCGATAGATAAATTTATAAATCAAGACAACAAAACGCCAGAAAACACACAAGATGCAGATGATTTGCTTACAAATGAAGAACGAGAAGCGGTATTAGAAGATAATTTAACTATAGAACCTAATGTTGAAATTGTAAGTGATATTAACAATAAACTTTTAAATGAATATGAAGAAACAGCTAATGATCCTATTGAAAAGAAAAGAGATAAAGTAATTAGATCTCTTGAAAAAGATGTAGAACTTATAAGAAAACAGGCAACAACATTTAAAGATTTTATAGCAAGTGGAGGAGCTTTAAATACAGAAGAACTTGTTAGGCAAGGATTTGATCCAGAAATTTTTAAAAGCAGAAGTTTAGCTACAGCAAAAGATTTTAAAAGAGTTTTTGCAAAAAACGGTCAACAAACATTATCTGATCTTACAGAAAGATACAATGAACGCATGAATCTTTTTGATCCAAATGCAAGAACAGGATCATCACAAGATCGCGCATTAGATGATAATGATATGTTAGATTTATTAGGAGTATTATTTAATGGAAACGACAATTTTATTTTAGAAGCAGATTTAAATGGTCAAATTAATGAAATAAATGCAGAAGTTGCAGACCTTGCGCAAATGGATGCAACTAATTTAGAAAATTATTTTTTTGACACTTACAAAGATGTAGCTGAAACAAATGATAATTTAGTGCCAGTATTTAATGAAGCAAATGAAATTGTTTTTGCAGATAATTTAGATGAAGCTGCATACAATATTTATCTTGATGAATTTAACGAATATGTAAATGAAACAGATGGTTTAGTAAAGTCATCTGAATATATAAGACCTTTGTTTAGTAATTTTGTAGATATTCCTAAAACAAAACAAAATGAAGTTCCTACCGCACAAATTGATAATACACAAAATACATTTGCGTCTTTTTATCGTCTGTTTGTTGACAAGTTTGACGGAGTAAACAGATTAGTAAAAAAAGCTTTAGAGCGTGGAGCTTCTATAAAAGAAGGATTAAATCCAACTCTTTTAATTAGTTCATTTTCTGGAATTACAGGAATGAGTAAATATGTTTTAGAAAATAAAACATTTTATATTGATGAAAGAGGGAACAAAATTGATACAGGAAATGGTCTAAAACCTATTCTTGATGATTTTGACGCTACTATTATTCCATATGAAAAAGATCAAAATGTACGCAGACAAGATTTAATTGATTATTTAATTGCTAGAAGAAGTCTTAATGATTTGCAAGAAGATAAAAAAGTAACTGACGCTCAAGTTGAAAAATCTTTGAGTGATATGGCAAACATTACTGCAAAATATGGCGATGCTATTGAATTTTTTGATTCTACAGCAAAAGAAATTTATGAATTTCAAAAACGAATATTAAATTTATTTGTTCAATCTGGTAATTTAACAGGCAAACAGTTTGAAGATATTATTAAAGCAAACCCAAATTACATACCATTTCAAAGAATATTAGATGAAAATGCAGAACAGCTTAGTGGTAATGTAGGCGGTGCTTTATTTTCAAATAAATCTGCAAAATCAATAATAAAAAAACTCGTTGGATCAGAAAAAGAAATAAAAGACCCTATAAATTCTATTATTGCAAACACAGTTAAGATTATGGATATCTCTTATAGAAATCGTGTTGCAAACTCAGTGGTAGCATTAAAAGATGTGTTGCCTGAATATATACAACCTGTAAAACCTTTAATGCAAAAATTTATGGTTGACGGTAAAGAAGTTTTTAGGCCATCTCCATTAGAGCCAAAAGGCACGATTGCAGTATATCAAGACGGAAAAAAGAAATTTTTTAAAGTTTCAAAACCATTGTTGCAAGCTATGAAAGGTTTGCGAGCAGAACAAATAGGATTTTTACAAAAGTTTTTTATAGTGCCATCTTTTATTTTTAGACGAGCAGCAACAACCACAATAGATTTTGTTGTAAGAAATTTAATTAGAGATAGCTTTACTTCGTCTTTGCAATCTAAAAACATTTCTACACCAATAGATACAGTAAGAGGTTTGACAGCTATTATGGGCGATACTCAGTTGTATCAAGATTGGAGGGCATCAGGGGCTTCTTATGGAACGTACATGGATTTAAGTGATTCTGGATTGTATGATGCAAACAAAGAGCTTTATAAAAATGAAGGATATTTTATAAAAACACTTAAAAATCCTCTAAAACCATTTTTTGATATATCACAAAAAGCAGAAGAATCAGTCAGAGTTGGAGTTTATTTAGCGAATAAAAAAAATGGGTTATCTGATTTAGCGGCTGCACTTGAATCAAGGCAAGCTACTGTGGATTTTGGTAGGTCTGGTGTTATAGGACAAAGATTAAATAGATACATACCGTTTTTAAATGCTGGCATACAAGGCACAGATAAACTTGTAAGAAGGTTTCTTGATAATCCTAAGACTGCAACGGCTATCGCTTTATCCACTATAACATTACCTAGTATATTAATTACAGGATATTATTTGTATGAAGCAGATGATGATGAAAGAGAAGAATATTTAAACATACCACAATGGCTAAAAGACACGCATTGGGTTTACAAAACAAAAGATGGTTGGAAGCGAATACCAAAACCTTTTGCGCCAGGATATATTTTTGGATCAATACCTGAAAAATTTATGGTATGGATGTATGAAGGCAACAAACCACAAGGCCAGAATTTTTATACTGACATTGGTAAAGGGATGTTATCTTCATTAAGTCCAGTAGTTGATCCTACAGTTTTACTTGGGCCTTTACCAAAATTAGGTGTTGAAATAGCTGCTAATTATGATTTTTTTACAGGAAGAGATATTTATCCAGAATATTTAGATAAATTAGAGCCTGAACTTAGAGCAACAAGATATACATCTGAGCTTTCTAAAGAAGCTGGCAAGGCATTCAATATATCGCCTGTAATGATAGATAAAGTATTGCAATCTACTATTCCTAATACGGAACGATATGTCACAGCAGCAGCAGATAAAATTATAAATGAGATAAAAGAATTTAATAATGTTGAAGTATCTGAAAAAGCAAAAAGCGGAATGAATAATCCTATTATAAGGAGTTTTTTAGTTTCACCACCTAGAAGCCCAAACTCTCAATATGTGCAAAATATGTTTGATATTGCTGATCAAGTGCAAATGAAAGTAAATTCTGCAAAAAAATATAAAGGTGATAAATTACGTCAATACAAAAAAGATAATCAAATATTGTTTCAATTTGAAAATACAATATCAAGATCACTTAGAAATTATAGAAAAATTACAAAGCAAAAAAATGAAATGTTAGAAAGCACAGTTTTATCAGGTGAAGAAAAAACAAAAAGACAAGAAGCATTTGATAAAAAATTGTTTAATATAGCAGAATCTACAGTAACTAAGTTTTCTAAACGTATTAATGAAATAGAAAGAGATAAATAGTATAATCGGCAAAATATATAGGGTTTTACAATGACAGTATCACAATTAGTTACAAGAAATGACATTACTTCAACAAGTGGTCAGACAAGTTTTACGTATACTTTTCGTGTATTAGCTGCATCTGATATGGAAGTTTATGTCAATGGAGTAAAACAAACGTCTGGTTTTACTGTAAACAATGTAGGTACTGTTACAGGTGGCACAGTAGTATTTAGTAGTGGTCAAACTAACGGGCACGTAGTAAGTCTTGTATTAGCTATGCCGCTTACTAGAACAACAGATTTTCAGAATAGCGGTGATTTCTTAGCATCAGATGTCAATGGTGACTTTGATAAAATGTATATAGGTGCTATTCAGAATGAGAATACTATTGAGAGAAGTATTCATTTGCAAAATGTAGACCCCACACCAGTAGTAGGTGGTGTAGCAAAAGATATGGAACTGCCCTTAAAGGCAGATAGAGTTAACAAATTATTATCATTTGATTCAGATGGTTTGCCAGCAGCAACGGTTAGTTCTACTGCATTATCGCTTATATCAAGCGGTACAGGCACACCAGAGGGATCAGTAACAGCATCGGTAGGTTCTATATTTTTAAGAACAGACGGTGGTTCAAACACAAGTTTTTACGTAAAAGAATCTGGATCAGGTAATACTGGTTGGGTTGCTAAATAACAAAGTAGGTTGATGCTATGACTATTAAACAAAATGGCGGTGTTTTTGGAAGAAATCCCACGTTCAATGATGTAACGATTGAAGGTGATCTAATCTTAAATGGTGAGACATTTACAGGCTTAGACTTCAATGGCAGCTGGAACGCAAGTACAAACAGCCCAACATTATCATCTGGAACTGGTACGCAAGGCGAGTTTTATATTGTTAGCGTAGCAGGCACAACTAACCTAGATGGTGTTACAAACTGGGGTGTAGGTGATTACTGTTTCTTTAATGGCACAGCATGGCAGAGAATAGAAGGTGGGGCAGACGGTAACTTTGTAAATGCAAGTGTTAGCGGTACTTTATCATCATCTAATCTTACAAACGCATCAGGAGACATTACGTTAGACGCATCAGGTGACATTACTCTTGATGCTGATGGTGGAGATATTAAATTAAAAGATGCAGGTACATCAAAACATACAATTTCAATGCAGAGTAATGGAGATACTTACTTTGTAAACGAAACAGCAGATGCTGATATATATTTTAGAGGGGTAGACGG